CCTTGTTGCGCCGACGACGCTGAGCTTCACGTTCCAGATTCTGCCGACAGATCCGGCAGCATCCCACAGCGCGATCGGTGCGGGTCTTGGTGTTCTCTGGCGTGCGTGGATGGCCGCAAGGATACAAACTGGAACTCACGGGCGCATCCCTCTCAGGGGGCCATCCTTCCAGATCCTGATCGTGTCAGAAAGATAACCACGTGGCGCCCCACCCTTTCGCCACTTACGGTTCTGCATCTCCAGCGCTTCTCCCTGCCCGATCCAGCCAACCTTCAACAACCGATAGATCGCGCACGTCCGAAGAAACACGCGGTCCAAGCTGCGATCCGGCGTCATGCGAAAGGCGTTCATGCCACCTTCGCCAGCATGCCGCGTGCACCCTTCTCAGCAGCCTTGGCAGTTGCATACGAACGCGAAGGCATGCCGGCGAGGCAGTCACCGTCGCGCGTAACGATAACGAGGAAGCCACCGCTGTTGGTGCGGATGGTTGCGGTGTAGCGGCCCTGGTTGATCGTCTTCATGTCAGCAACTCCCTTGGTGTTGATTGGTGTATGACGCGAATACTGTAACGCGTCAACTACCAAACACACGAAACCGGCTGTGTTCCTTACAACCCACCCGTGCGTCGCCTGACGCGACAAGGTGCGTTATTCACCCGAGTAGCTTCCGCATGTCGAACGGCTTGCTTTGCGACACGATACCGAACGCGCGGGACGTGCTGTCGGGGTCATCGTCATGCTTGGCGACAGGGAAGCCCTCTAGCGACGTAAACCAGTGATCATTCCAGGCGCCACGCAATACGTCGACATTGCCCGCCTCGGCCTGTGCTGAGAACGGACTGAACCGGGTGATCTTGTCACCGGTCTCGGTCGATGACCGGACATTGAAGCCGGAAAGCATGAGTGTCAGCGCGCGGACCAGCATCTTACCCGCCGATCCGGGGTCCTGTGGCAGCGATATGGTCGTCTCCTTACCATCGGCCGTCGCGGTGTTGAGGATGAACCTCTCGACCCCCGCAGGAGCCTCCCTGACACTGCGGTTATCGACCACGATGTAGCGCCCGTCAGGAGTGCGGCCAATCTTGGTGCTGCTGGTGGCGTCAGGATCGGGATTGTCAGGGCTCGGGGGCGTGGCAGCAAGGTCATAGCCGCGGCCGAAGACCGTACCGGTTGGCACGACGTCGACGACACGGCACCACTCGCGTTGAAAGTACAGGCCAGCAGCGGGGCGGATCTTCCAATTGCCGCCTAGCAGGCGTTCGCGCTCGACCAATGGCAAGGCGAGCAGCGACGCCATGTAGCCGGGGTCAGCAGCCATCAGTGCCTTGTTGTCCGTCAGCTTAGCCGGAACGAACGTGAGCGACTTGGCAGGGATCGGTATATGGTCTCCGGTCTCGCTGAGCATGGTGTATTGCACCAGCTCGGACGGGTCATCCGCCCATTTTAGATCCTCACCGACACGGACAAACCATCGCAGTTTACCAGCGCGCTCGGGAATAGCGCGGCCGGTGTCCTGGTCGATCCACCATGCAATCAGGTCAGCAACCCAGCTATCGGCATCCGGGTTGCAGGTCGCGCGGATATACGGGCGAACGCCGCACATCGATCGGTTGCGGCTGACCATGTACCAGAATTGGGTCGGCGTGAAATGCGTCAGCTCGTCGAAGTTGATGAGGGGAATCTGGGAGCCCTGCCAATTGAAGCGGGTCTTATCGTGCTCGAGGTGGGCGAAGCTGCATGAGGCACCCGATGGGAACGACCATGACAGCACGTGCTCTTTCGGCTCGGCCCCCATCTGAGGGTACAGGACCGCGCTTTCGTCCCAAAGGCCACCCTCGTTTCGGATCTGCACCGTCGATCGGCGGAATGTAACGGCGCCAAAGCCAGCGTTATGCACGTGCCGTAGCGGCTCCATGAGCAACGCCCACGTCTTACCGCCACCCGCCGCCCCGCCGTAGATCGCAATGTCGGCTGGGCTGCTTAGGAACGTGGTCTGTGGGCCATCCTGCGGGACGATCGTCTGACCACGGACGATTTGCAGATCAGCTTCGGCCATTGTCAGGCAATGCGAAGATGGCAACCGCCGCAATCGGAGCCGGAAGCTCCTTGCCGTCCTTGCCGGTGTGCTCGACCTTTTCGCGGAGATGCCCGTAAAGCTTTGCAAGCCCCATAGAGGCGCTCACGGCAGCTGCGGCCGACTGCTGGTCACGAGCGAATGTTCGGTCTTCCAGAAGCATCGCGGCGATTCCCGCTACGGTCATTCCATGCCGCTCGGCATGCTCAGCGCGCAGTTCGTCGATCCTCCCCGTAACCTCCCCGTCTGCGAGAAGCTCCGAGGCGCGCTTGTTCACGGTTTCAGGCTTCATCTTCGCGGCGTCATAGGCTCCGCGATACGCCCCAGACGCGTTCCCCAGCTCGATATATAGCTGACAGAACTTTTCCTGCTTGGGGGTCATAACCTGCTACCCCTGCCCTTTGCCGCTACCGGGCGTTACCGCCTTCGCAGCCGCCCGGTATTCATCCCGCATCTGGCGCAGCCGCGCAGGTCCGCTAGCCGTGAAATACCGCTGTGCCGCGCGCTTGCCGAACATCTGCTGGCACACGCTGTGACCGTGCTTCACGAAGGTATCGGCATACTCGACCGGGACCGGGCGGGGCTGCTTGGTGCTGTAGGCTTTCACTCTCACTGTGCGGACTCCTTGCTGCGGGTGCGGTAGGTGCGGTCGAGCGCGGTGAAGGCGACGGCGAAAGAGAGGGTGCCGAACGTCAGCATCTTGTCGTCGGTGATGTAACCGAGCACGTAGAGGATGAAGGCGAGGATCATCACCCGCCCGAGTGCGTGCACAGTGCTCACTGGACTTCCCCTTCGTTGATTGCACGACAGTCGCTGGTCATCAGTTCGTATGCGTAAGCGCGAGCCGCGGGGCTCGCTCTGTTCCAGGCGCGGATGATCTCGACCGCCTCCCGGTTCTCGGGGTCGTCCTCGGGTAACAGCGTACCCTGCTCGTATCGGTAGGTGACGACGTTCTGGTGCGCGGTCTTCTCGGTCCACCGTTCCTGATCGGCGCGGGCGATCATGGCCAGGCGATCCTCAGGGGTGGCGACCGATGCGATCTCGCGGTGCACCTCGAACGACAGGCTGCCGGCGCGCATGTGCGGCGGGAAGGCTTCTGCCACCTTAGCCATTGCGGAGAGGCGCTTGGGGTCGGCTGCGATTTGGCCCGCCATGAAGACGAACTCATGCTGAAAGTGGTCGCGGCCGAATTGTGCCCACTCGGCAATGAACCAGTCGGCCTGACGCTGATTTTGGATCAGCGAGCGCCCGAGATCACACCACGCGTCAAACGCCATGTCTTCAGGAAGCGCGAGAGCCACAGCCTCAGGTGCGACAGCCATATCGGCAAGAATCATCGCCATTAGCCGACCCTCTCTTTGCCGTGGCCGGGGAAGAAACCGATCTTGAGATTTGCCTTGGCGCGAGCTGCCACAGCTTCCTCAAACGTGGCATAGCTGCCTATGGTGGTGGACTTTTTGCCGACCATCACCTTAGCTATCCACCGGCGCCATGTGTTGCACCAATGCACTCCGGTCACCCCGCTCGTATTCTTAGAAGACCGGCTCTGGTTTCTCCGGTTCTCCAGAACGGTAACGTCACGAAGGTTTTCGAGCCGATTGTCGCAACGGTTGCCGTTGATGTGGTCGATTTCCCCATCCGGCCAGACACCGTGAGTTAGGGCCCACCCGACCCTATGGGCGCGATAGTATTTGGTGAAGATGCTACCATGACGATAGCCGCAGCTTACCGCCGTGAATGCTTCCTTGTCGGCATACCGCGTGTTCCAGCAACGCGCGGCTCCAAGCGTGGGAAACAGATCGCCCGGGCGCCGAAGCCAGAACAGCTTACCAGTCTCAGGCTCATAGCGGAGAAGTTGACGCAGAACGTCGGGCGAGAGTATCGGCGTGGCAGCCATAGCGCGCTTCCTTCGCGTTGTGGTCAGGCTTGGGGAGGTGGTGCAAACACTTCCCCGGGCCGTCACTTTCATAGCAGAATCACGGTTTGTTCGCAAAGCAATTGCACCCGGCAGCGCGAGCGCAATGGCCTCCGGTTCGATCGTCGCCAGCGCGTTCATGCCTTGTCCCCCTGCTTGGTTGTTGCCTGCTCGGTGATGCGTCCGGCGTTGGGATCGACCCAGCCACGGCCGTTCACGAAGACCCAGCCATGCTCGCGGAGCCATGCGGTGCCTTGGTCTTTGGTCTTCATGCGGAGATCGTCCGGCACTGGGCTTGGCAGCGCTCAATCACGGTCTTCAGTGCCAAGACATTGGACGCTTCGACCGTAAGGAGCGTCGCATCAGCCGTGAGAGCTCCACCGTCTTCGTAGTGGTATCCAGCAGCGGTAAGCTCCCGGCGAAACACTGGGAGCTTCCAATTGTCGACGGCGATCCCGGCCCTCACGATCCGACCTTCTCATCGGTGCCGTTCCATACGAACTCCCCGGTTTCGCCGACTGGGAAGTGTGTGCCGCAGCCGCAGCAGAAGGTGCCGCTGTAGAATGCAGGATCGCGCGCATAGGTCTCGGCGAGCGATTGCCCCATAGTGGTGACGACACCGCACGCTTTATGGACATACGAGCGCCGCACCGGCCGGACGAAACCCTTTGCCCGCTCAGCCATTGAGAGGACGACGTAGGCCTTCTGTTGACCAGCGCGTGGACCGTTTTCGATGATATCCCGGTGATCATCGGTGACCAGGGAGCCGTTGGTGAGAACCACGCGCTCACCTTTAGCCGATTCCGGAACGCTGGGCGTACAACGAGCATCGATCGCGGCCGCAAAATCTCGGTGCCACTGATCAGGTTCATGATCGCCGCTCATCATCCACTCTTGGACAAAGGTCACAGTGTCGGTCCGCTGGTTAGATTCGTCGCTCATGCTGCGTCTCCTAGCTTATGGGATGGTGGGGTTGCTGCGATCGGCCAGACCGTCGTGCCAAGATGCCGGTACAGCGTGGTGCGGATGCAGCTCAGCGTGATACGCATCGACCTTGCCGCCTCCCCTCGTGTTGCCCCTGCTTCCGATTGGGCGCGCAGTTGCTCGAACGTGGTCATGCTCCGATCCTTGCGTTAACTGCGGCAAGCATCACCAGCTCGCAGCCAGTTGGCATGCGGTTGGCCTTGCGAGAGTTGCAGGGCACGTGCGCGACGATGCGGTTGGCGGCATCACCACCGCCGCGGCACTTCGGCACGACATGGTCGAATGATGGACTATTGCGCAGCCGTTCGCCGCAGATGCCGCAGAACCCGCCTTGCGCTTCAAGAACGCGAGGCAATAACGCCCGATCGCGCTTACGCCGGGTTTTGTTCTTCGGCG